TGCTGTTGGTTTTACTGCTATGTCAGCATCACTAACAGGTGCAACAGAAAATGTGGCTATTGGTAGAGCAGCAGGTAATTTTATAAATAGTAGTGGTAATACAGCAGTAGGTTATTTCGCAATGACCGCAACAACCTCAGGCGATAACAATACAGCAGTAGGTTATAACACAGGTTTATCGGTAACAACAGCATCGCAATGTGTTCTTATAGGTCATAGTGCAGGAGATGCAATAACAACAGGTGGTAATAATGTAGTCATTGGCGCATTAGCTTTTAGTAATGGAACAACTCAAACACACAACGTTGTAATTGGTAGAGCGGCAGGTCAAGTTGCAACTACTAATCGTTCAATCTTAATTGGTAGCGATTCAGGAGAAAATCTATCAACAGATGATTGTGTATTTATTGGTTATAAATCAGGACGAGCTGCTACTGGTGCAGCATTTAATACAGGTGTAGGTGGTGAAACATTTTATAGTTTAACTGGCGGTGATTATAATGTTGCTGTTGGTTATCGTGCATCATATGCCGAAGAAGGTGCGGACTTCTCCACATCTGTAGGTTATCAAGCGGGTAAATCTAATGTTTCAGGCGACTATACTGTTTATGTTGGAGCAAACGCAGGTAGAGATACAACAGGTGGAAACAATTGTTTTGTTGGTGGTTTAGCGGGTAGGAATGCAACAACAGGTACTGCCAATACTATTGTAGGCTCACAAGCGGTTGATAATAATACTTTTACAGCAGGTAATTGTACTGTGGTTGGATTTACTGCGGGGCAAGATTTAACGTCAGGAGGAAATAACACATTCATTGGTAGTGAAGCAGGACATCAAGCAACGACAGGAGAAGGACAAGTAGCATTAGGATTTGAAGCACTAAAAGATTGTACAACAGGAAGTGGAAACATAGCAATAGGAAAAAAAGCAGCAGAAAATCTTACAACAGGAGGTAGTAATACTATTATAGGTTATGCCGCTGCTGGAGGAGCCCAAGTAACAGGTACTGCTAATATAATAATAGGAGATGCAGCAGGATTTGATATTACATCTGGTGGAAATAATATTATAATAGGTCGTAATGCTGGTAGGGCAGGAAGTCAAACCCCTCAGTCAATGGGTGCTATAATAACAGCAAGTAATGAAATACAATTAGGAAATGAATCACACAGCAGCGCATTGGTACAAGTGTCTTGGACTGTAAACTCAGATGGAAGAGATAAGACAGATGTAAATGATTTAGATTTAGGTTTAGACTTTATAGATTCACTCAGACCTATTACTTATAGGTGGGATAAAAGAAGTAAATATGATGATAAAAAACCTACAGGAGAACATAAAGAAAGTAAACTAGAAGTGGGATTAATTGCTCAAGAAGTTATTGAACAAGAAAATAAAGCAGGGTATAATTTTGAAGATGATACAAATTTATTTTCTTGGGAAAGTGAAGATAAAAATAAAGTAGGGCTTCAATACGAAAAGTTAGTCCCTGCATTAATAAATGCTATAAAAGAATTAAAAGCAGAAATTGAAATATTAAAATCAAAAAATTAAATAATTATGGATTTAGAATTTACACCAGAGCAAGTACAGAAACATATTAATAATTGTTTTGATAGTTGGGATATATGTGAAAAATATTCAGTGATGGAGTCTTTAGACGAAGAACAAAATCTTGAATATTGCAGAAATATAGAACATATACAAATACAACTTAATAATGATTGGTTCGTTGACGGATGTACTTCAGAGCAAAAAGAAAAGCTTGAAAAATACAATACTGAAGAGTATAAAGAAAAGATAAAAAAAGATTAAGAAAAATACATTATTTTTGTATTATATGTTTAACAAAGAAAATCAAACCACTTCAGGTGGTAATATTGAAATTGTTTATGAATACATAAATACCAATGGCTAAGGGTTTTACATTTGTACATAGATATAAAAGTAAAAAAAGAAGACCAGGTATTCATGCAAAAACTAAAACAAGCAAATGCAAAGGAAGTAAGAATTATAAAAAAATTTACATAGGTCAAGGAAGATAATGCAAGATTTAAGATTATACATAATAAATTCAATAGTTTTAGCTTTTTCTTTTGCAGACTATATAGTAGATATATTAAGAATAATTTTATTAGTAGCGACTATAGTCTATACAATAAAAAAAACACAAGAACTAAATGGCAACAAAAATCGGTGAGGATACTAACGTACAGGTTGACTTAAAAACCATCGGAATCATTATAGCTGGAACTATTTCTTTAGCTAGCATGTGGTTTACATTACAAGGAGATATTCAAGATTTAAACAATAAGATTGATAGTTTTAGTGGCGAAGAGTTTGTTCAAAAAATGGAGTTCCAGCTAAAAGACGAGCTGGTGAGGAGCACCATAATACAAATTGAAAAATCTACAGATGGTTTAAAAGAGGATATATTAGACAATAAAGAGTCAATAAAAGAATTAGAAGATAAAGTTTATAAAAGATGAAACATGTAATTTTTGTAATATTTGTCCTATTCATTTCAGCAATAACAAGCGCACAAGATATGACATTACTACATATAAATTCAAAATGGAACTCTGATAATGATTACAAATATCTCAAACAATTAAAAGGTGTTGAAGTATTAAAAGTAAAATTAGAGGACCAACCCCCAGCAATCAAAAATCAAATAAAATCAGTCCCAACAATTATTTTATATGATAATAAAACCCAAAAACCAAAAGGGCAATGGGCTGCTGATTTATCTTTCAAGTTAGAAATTGAGCCAGAAAAAATTCAAGAATGGATAAATAGGTCTAAGATGCAATCTACAAGAAGGTCAAGCACAAATTAATAAATTATGATTAGTAAACATATTTCTGAAAAGGAAGCAACCAAGTCGGTTACTGCTTTAAGATTAGGCATTGACAACACACCAAATGGTGATGCAATAGCTAACATGAAAGAACTAGCTGAAAAAGTATTTGAACCCCTTAGAGAATGGGTTGGTGGTCCAATAAAAATTAACAGCATGTACAGGTCACCAGCTCTCAATGAAGCTATTGGAGGAAGTTCCAAATCTCAGCATTGTTGTAAAGGTGGCGCATCTGCAATTGATATTGATGACATTTATGGTCATAAAACTAACGCTGAAATGTTTTCTTGGATTAAAGAAAATGTAAATTTTGACCAAATGATTTGGGAGTTTGGTTCAGAAACAAACCCTGATTGGATTCATGTATCGTATATCAGCGAAGATAAAAATAGAAACAGAATTTTAAAAGCTGTCAGAGATGACGGTAAAACAAAATATATAGATATAACAAATGCCTGAAAAAAAGAAATTTAAAAACACTACCGTAGGAAAACTCCTTTTAGGAGCAGCTGGAATGATAAATCCAACGCTAGGAAGCGTATTACAAGGAGTTACAAGTCCTAAAGAAGCTATAGCGGCTATTGGTAAATCTGACGTTAGCAATGAAGATAAAATAAAATTACAACAACTTATATATGAACAGCAAAATAAAGAATTAGAGTCGGTAACTTCTCGTTGGCAAGCAGATGCCGCATCCGACTCCTGGTTGTCTAAGAATGTACGCCCTCTAGTTTTAATTTGGTGTATTGTTATATTTAGTTTTGCGGGCATACTAGATAGTATTGATGATGTTCCATTTCATATAAATGAAGTTTGGAACGACACTTTTGAGAAGGTCATGATGAGTACGGTTTTAGCCTACTTCGGAGGAAGGACGACAGAAAAGGCAACATCAATGTTCAAAAAACAATAATGAAAATATTTTTATTTTTCATGTTATCATACTTATATGGATGTGTTTTATATTATATAAATAAAAATTCATAACTTTGTAAAAATTAAATTAAATAGCTATGGCAGAAAAAAAACCTCAAAAATTAAATAAAGAAGAGTTAGAAATACTACAAAAACTCAACAAAGATTTTCAACTTATAAAAAACCAATTAGGAGATATTGAAATATCAAAAAACAATGTTCTTAAAAATTTAAATATTATTCAAACTATGTTTAAAGAAGAAGAAAAAAAGTTGATAGAAAAATATGGAGATAATGTGGTTATGAATTTGGAAACTGGAGAAGTCAAACCAACTGAAGAAAAAGAAGATAGTAAAGAGTAATGGATATTAGAAAAATATCTGTTGGTCCTGACTATAAATCAGGTGCTATGCACTATATAGTAGGTCAAAAGGTATTAAATAATTCTCATACTATACATTTAATTAAGTATGATTCTAAAAAACAGTCTTTTAAAATTTATATTCAAGAGAAAGATGTTGTAATACTATGGAAAGAATTTACTTCTACTATTCCTGTTTCTATAGAGTATAATATAAATTTTTAATGAAATCCCCATTTCAGTTTATTGTAAAACCTGTAAATGGCAAAAGATATGATAATACAAAAAAAATAGCAGGAATAGATTTTATTACAAGCACTTCACAAGAAGACCATAAATTTTCAAATCGTTATGCACAAGTAGTTTCAACTCCTGTTAATTATTCAGGCCCTATACAAATAAACGATACTTTGTTAGTACATCATAATGTGTTTAAATTTTATTATGATATGCATGGTCAAGAAAAAAGCGGTAAAAGTTTTTTTAAAGACGATTTGTTTTTTATTGACAATGAACAATTTTTTATGTATAAACATAAAAACCAGTGGCATGCTCATGATAGATATTGTTTTGTAAAACCTGTTTCTACTGAAGATTCTTATATATTTAAACCTTTCACAGAGGAGCCATTAATTGGCATTATGAAATATCCAAATAATTATCTTAAATTAAAGGGTGTAAAAAAAGGTGATAAAATATCTTTTCAACCAGAAAGTGAATATGAGTTTATAGTAGATGGAGAAAAGTTATACAGAATGTTTGACCATCAAATTGCTTTACTATTATGACCAACAAAGAAATAAAACTAGAAATCATAAAAGCTGGAGAAAGAGCGGTTAAAGAATTAATTGATGTAGCTAAAGAGAAAATAATTAAACCTGACCCTGAAGATGAGTTAGCAGCAGATAGATTAAAAAATGCAGCTGCTACCAAGAAGCTTGCTATATTTGATGCGTTTGAAATATTAAATCGTATTGAACAAGAAAAAGAAGCTCTGGCAGGTAATGAAACAACAAATGTTAAAGTAGAAACAAAAAGAGGTTTTGCAGAAAGAAGGTCAAAATAGTTTATATAGCTTAGTTAAAAACTATATTCCTAAATCAGTAGTTTCTAATAAAAATAGAAACAAAAGTTGGATTTATGGATATAATCCTAAATATGATGTGGTTGTAATTTCTAAATCTGGAGAGATTGGGGATGTTTATAATATAAGTGGGTTACATATTGCTTTACCTAAAACCCCTAAAGAATGTTTTGAAAGACATGAAAAAAAACAAAATCAATACTGGGAAAGACATAAACTTCCAAAAGTTTTATTGCGTATACAATCTATATTTCAATGGAATGAAATGCCTGGTGAGTTTAAAAATCAATGGGTTGATTATATTGAAGGAGAGTTTGATAATAGAGAACAAGGCTATTGGTTTAAAAATAATGGTGTTACTACTTATATTACTGGAGCTCATTATATGTATTTACAATGGACTAGTATTGATGTAGGTTATCCAGATTATAGAGAGGCAAATCGAATATTTTTTATTTATTGGGAAGCTTGTAAAGCAGATAAAAGAAGTTTTGGAATGATATATCTAAAGATAAGGCGTTCAGGATTTTCGTTTATGGGTTCATCGGAATGTGTAAACACAGGTACGTTAGCTAGAGATTCAAGAGTAGGTATACTTTCTAAAACAGGTTCTGATGCAAAAAAAATGTTTACCGACAAAGTAGTTCCTATTTCAAATAGACTACCGTTTTTTTTCAAGCCTATTCAAGATGGTATGGATAAACCAAAAACAGAACTAGCATATAGGGTTCCAGCGTCTAAGATTACAAAAAAAAATATGTATTTAGTAGATGAAGATGAAATGGATGGATTAGATACCACAATAGATTGGAAAAACACAGATGATAACTCTTATGACGGTGAAAAATTATTATTATTAGTACATGATGAAAGTGGAAAATGGATAAAGCCTAATAATATTTTAAATAACTGGCGTGTTACAAAAACTTGTTTGCGATTAGGTAGTAAAATTATAGGTAAATGCATGATGGGTTCAACGTCTAATGCGTTAGATAAGGGAGGAAATAATTTTAAAAAACTATATGATGACTCAAATCCATTATTAAGAAATTCAAATGGTCAAACTAAAAGTGGTTTATACAGTTTATTTATACCTATGGAGTGGAATATGGAAGGGTTTATAGACAAACATGGTATGCCTGTTTTAAAAACTCCTGAACATTCTGTTCTGGGGGTTGATGGTGAGGATATTTATAAGGGAGCTATAAATTATTGGAAAGGCGAAGTTGATTCTTTAAAAAATGACGCTGATGCTTTAAATGAATTTTATAGGCAATTTCCTAGAACTGAATCCCATGCATTTAGGGATGAAAGTAAATCTTCACTTTTTAACTTAACAAAATTATATCAACAAATAGATTATAATGACTCAATGATAAAAGAACATTTTTTAACTAAAGGTTCGTTTCATTGGAAAGACGGTATAAAAGACACAAAAGTAATATGGACTCCAGATACAAGAGGTAGGTTTTTAATTTCATGGACACCAAATAAATCTTTGCAAAACAATGTAATTAATAGAGGAGGGATAAAATATCCTGGCAATGAACACATAGGTGCTTTTGGTTGTGATAGCTATGATATATCAGGTACTGTAGGCGGAAGAGGTTCAAATGGCTCATTACATGGTTTGACTAAGTTTAACATGGATGAAGCTCCGTCTAATGAGTTTTTTTTAGAATATATATCCAGACCTCAGACGGCTGAAATATTTTTTGAAGAAGTATTAATGGCGTGTGTGTTTTATGGTATGCCTATATTAGTTGAAAATAACAAACCTAGATTACTATATCATTTTAAAAATAGGGGCTATAGAGGTTTTAGCATGAACAGACCTGATAAATTATATAATAAATTATCTAAATCAGAACGAGAGTTAGGGGGTATACCCAATAGTAGTGAAGATGTAAAACAGGCTCACGCATCAGCTGTAGAGTCTTATATAGAAAAATATGTTGGAATAGATTTAAATGGTATATTTAGAGACACAGACGATATGGGAAGCATGCCATTTACAAGAACTTTAGAAGATTGGGCTAGGTTCGATATTAATAAAAGAACTAAATTTGATGCAACCATAAGTTCAGGACTTGCAATTATGGCTTGTCAAAAGAATTTATATCAGCCTGAAAAAAAAGAGTCAAAAATAAAAGTTAACTTTGCAAGGTATACTAATACAGGCAATTTAAGTCAGATTATCAGATGAAAGATGTAAAAA